GTGGACGCCAAGCTTTTGGCCCAGATGAGTGACGAAACGGTCACTCTGGAATTGGCCAATGGTAAGGTGATTTCACTCCGCTCCGCTTGTTTTGCGGCGGACATGGACATCACCACCGGAGAGGGAGAAATCCCAGTCCGCTTTGAAGGTATGAGCGCCGAGGAAATTGGCGCCTAAATTATCCCAAGGTGAAAAAGGGGGAGAGGGGCTCCAGCTCAGGCTGGGGCCCTTCTATTTATATTTTCAGTATCACCTCTATTCACCAGAAAGGAATAAAACCATGAGCGAACAAAAAAACAACAGTGCTGCCCCTTCCGTTCCGGAAGACTCCCTCCACATTAACATGGTGGAGGTGGAATTTCCCCACACTATGAAGCTCTCCCGCCCGTTTAATTATGGCCAGGAGCGTGTGGAGTCCGTGGTCCTGGAAAAGGAACCAGACGCGGGAGACCTGGCCAACATCATGAACGCGGAGCGCAAGGGTGACCAAATGCTCCGCATGGTGTCCGCCTGTACCGGATGGCCTGACCCGAAAATCAAGCTAATTAAAGCCCGTGACCTCCTGGCCATTGTAGAGGTCATTAGACCTTTTTTGGGAGGTGGCCAAGAGATTGGCGGCTAGGATTTTCAATCCTTGCCGGGGCGTTCCATTGGTCCCCTGGTGAAATCCGTAGATTGAACCGTAGGGATTTTATTTTCTGGCTGGAGCGGGCCAACGAATGGGCCAAGCTCCAGACACCTAAAAAGTGAGGATTTCATGGCTTTCAAGCTTCCCAAAATTGAGGCAGCCATTCAAATGGTGGACAATGTCACCGCCCCAATGCGTAAAATAAACCAGGCCGTTGAGTCCGCCAATGCCCCGGTGAACAGATTAAAGAAATCCCTGGGATCCCTTAGTAAGGAGGCGAAACTCTCCGCGCTGGGTGACTCTCTTGGCAACCTGAAAGGCAAGCTCTCTGGCGTGGGTGACGGGTTCTCTAAATCCATGAGGCGCCTGTCCACGGCCACTGCCCTGGGGGCTGGAGCTCTTACCGGGTTATTCGTTGCCGTGGAGAAATCGGCCTCCGCGGGTGATCGTATCGCTAAATTCTCACGCCGTGTAGGTCTCACGGTGGAGGGCCTCCAGGCTCTCCGCTTTGCCGCTGAACGCTCCGGGATAGGTACGGAGGACGCCGACAAGGCATTTGAAAAATTCGGGAAATCGGTATCCGAGGCCGTCGCCGGAATGGGGGAAGCGGGAAAACTATTTAGTGCTCTGGGGATACCCCTAAAAGATTCCGCTGGGAGGCTCCGCAAACAGGAGGACATACTCCTAGACTTGGCCCAAGCATACACTAAGATCCAAGACCCCCAAGATAAACTCCGCGCCTCTTTGGCGCTATTCGGGAAGTCCGGTGGTGGTATGGTGGAAATGTTGAATCAAGGTAAAGATGGAGTGCAGGACCTCATGGTGGAGTACCAGCGCCTAGGTGGAGGGCTATCACAACAACAAGCCGCAAACGCGGAAATCTTTGAGGATACATTGTCCAATCTAAAGGTGACCCTAGGGGCCCTGGCCAACCAGCTGTCCTCTAATCTCATTCCGGTGATTTCGGACATGATGGTCCGTTTCCAGGAGTGGGCACTTACCAATAAAGACACTGTACAGAAATTCGCGGAAGGATTCGCCCAGAAGTTACCCCAAATCCTTGACCGGTTACGTTCCGCGCTAATGTCTTTAGCCCAATCCGCTGGCCCAGTTATTGACAACATTACCAGGATTATGGATATCCTGGGGCCGGGAAAAGTGATATTTGGCGCCCTGGCCGCGTTCATTGCTGGGCCCTTTGTGCTTTCTCTCCTCAGCGTTATTCCCGCGCTGGTCTCTGTGGGCTCCGCATTCACCACGACCTTGGCCGCCGTGGGTGGCGTGTCCGGTATCCTGGCCGCTGTGGGCGGGGCTTTCACAGTCTTTTCCGGGGTTATCACCGCAACAGTCTTGCCAGCCATTTATAGCATAGGCGTGGCACTTCTCACCACCCCGGTGGGCTGGATTCTGGCCGCAATTGCCGCAATTGCCGGGGCCGTGTATCTAATTTGGAAGAATTGGGACACCGTGTCCGGGTGGATTATGTCTGCCTGGGGGAAGGTCTCCGCGTTCCTGGATACCTCCATAGGAAAAATCATGGCCGTGTTCGTGTTCCCTCTCATTGGAATCCCCCTGCTGATTATTAAGCACTGGGATGCCATTTGGGGATGGCTCCAGGGGCTGTGGAACCAAATCACCGCATTCCTCCAGAACACCGTGGGCCAGGTCCTCCTCACTTTCGTGACACCATTCGTTGGGATCCCGCAGATGATCTACAAGCACTGGGAAGGAATAAAAGATTTTTTCAGTGGGCTATGGGATGGAATCCAGGCGGGCTTCTCCACATTTATTGACGGATTCTTAGGCGCCTGGGATTGGCTCAATGGAGCGGTGGATATGGCCATCAAGAAATTGGCGGATATGGTGAGTGGCGTCCCTATCCTGGGGGATGTGCTTTCCAAGGCCGTGTCTTTCTTCGGAACGGATGCCCAGCCAACGGGAGCGGATGCCGCCCAGGCTCCAGCCCAGAACTACCGCGCCGTAAATGAGACCAGGACCTCTGTCACCAGGCAAGAGTCCACTGTGGCCGTGAATTTCCAGAATCTACCTGCGGGGGCCCGCGTGGCCCAGCCAACGGGAGAGGCACCCATCAAGGTCTCCTCTGGGTTCGCTTTCGCTGGAGGTTTCTAAATGGCGTATATTGACACGCTCCGCACCGTAAAAATTCAGATCAATGGGAAGGAAGTGGAAACCGTGGGCGGATCCTTTCGCGGGATTCCGTTCTTTGTGGTCTCTCACCAGTTCGGGACTGGGCGGAGAATTGCCGTCCATGAATACCCGGGAATGGATGACCCATTCAATGAGGACATGGGCCGCGTGGCCCGTTCCGTCTCCCTGGAGGCCTATCTGGTGGGGGAGGATGTCCAGGCCCAGAAAGACAAGCTGATCACCGCGTGTGAGACTGAGGGCTCCGGGAAACTGGTCCACCCGTACATGGGGACCAAGAACGCCAAATGTGGCGCGCTCCAGATTTCCGAGAACAACAAGGAAAAGCGATGGGTGGGGATGAATCTCACCTTTGTTCTGGACTCCGACATCAAGGACGCCCCCCGGCAAAAAACAGACCGCAAGGTGGCCGCAAAGAAGAAAGCCGCCGCTGGACTGGTCGCAACAAATAACAGTTTCAAAGACAAGTTCTCCCTGGTAGGAGCCGCGCGCGCCACGGTTCAGGCTGCCGTGGATTTATCCAATAAGGCTTTGGACCAGGTGGAAAGCCTCCGAAACACCATGCGCCAAGCGGCGGAATTTGTGGAGAAAATTAAACAAGTCCGCGCAAATCTGGAGCTTTTGCTCCTGACCCCTGGCGAATTTGCCAACCGGATCCAGGATCTAATCATTTACGCCCCGGATGCTGTGAGCTTCGATACGGACGAGGAGGCCGCCGCGTTCAATCGTTCCCAGCTCCAGGAAGCCATAGCCATGGCCAGAATAGGCTCCAATAGCCCGGCCGTACCGAACCAGACTGCAGTGGAGCGCCGGAAACAGGCTCGGAACCAGGACGCCCTCCTGGCACTTTTTCAACAGTCCGCCACCTTTGACACTGCCAACAAAGTTTTAGAGGCCCAGGTGTCCTCTGTCCAGGACGCCGGAGCGCTCCAGGAAGAATTGGCGGAAACTTATGAATCCATTCTGGAAAACACTAAGGATCCGGATATTTACCAGGCGGTCCAGGACACCCAGGCCGCGGCGCTGGAGTATCTCCGGGAAACTTCCGCGGACCTTGCCGTGGTCCTCACTGTGACCCCGGCCCGGACCGTACCATCATTGGTCCTGTCCTTTGAACTATACGGGACTTTTCAGCGCTTCCAGGACATTGTGGATCGGAACGCGGCGCCACACCCTGGATTTTTGCCGGGTGGCCAGGCCCTGGAGGTATTGTCTAAATGAGTGAAATCTCCATTTCTGTGGATGGTCAAATCCTCACCGGGTGGGAGGAGGTCCAGGTCTCCAAATCCATGGACCAGCTATGTGGCTCATTTAGTGTCACCCAGTCCGCCATCAATGAGGATGGGACTATCCGCCCCATTCCGATTTTTCCAGGTGACCAGGTCCAGGTTACACTGGCCGGGGTTCCGTTCATGACCGGGTGGGTGGATGACATTGACCCCAAGGTGAACGGGCGCTCCCATTCCATTGGCGTCTCCGGGCGGGAGCTCACCTGTGACCTGGTGGACTGTGGACTCACCGACACCACCGGGCAATGGAAAAATGTGGACCTCAAGCAACTGGCCACCCAGCTGGCCACACCCTTTGGGCTTAAGGTGGAATCCGCTCCGGCGGACCTGGGCCAACCGTTTCCCAAGTTCTCCGCGGAGCCTGGGGACTCTGTTTTCCAGACTTTGAACAAGGCTTGCACCCTTCGCGGAGTTCTCCCCATGACCACCGGGTCCGGAAATATTGCGCTTATCCAATCCGGTGACGGGCGCGCCGCTGACCGCCTGGTCTATGGTGTCAATGTAAAGGCCGCCGCCGGTAAATTCAGCAACAAAGACCGTTTTTCCCTCTATGTGGTCCGCGGCCAGGACGGGTTCCCCAGCACGGGTACCGCCTCCGCAAATAAGACCATAGGAGTGGAGGCCCGCGCCCAGGACCCGGATGTGGTCCGCTTCCGCCCCACCGTCATTGTGGCCGGGAACAACTTGGACCAGAAAACCGCCCAGCGCCGCGCCTCCTGGGAAGCCCAGACACGGGCCGCCAAGGCTGGAGGCCTGGAGGTTGTGGTCCGTGGGTGGACCCAGTCCACTGGTGAACTGTGGCAATGCGCGCGCCTGGTGTCCGTGGAAATCCCCTATTTGCTGGGGGAGGGATCCCAGGATTTCTTAATCAACACCGTGAAATATACCTATGGGGCCGGGGGCACCACGGCCACCTTGAGTCTGGCCCGCCCGGATGCTTTTGAACCTATCCCAGAGGCCGGACCAACTGCAAAGAAAGTAAAAGCCAAGGCGGACCCCTGGGCCAATATCCGGAAATCTGTGAGGGGGTCCTAATGCTTTCTGAATTAAATCGACTTTTGGAACCTATCCGGAATCGGATCCGCCTAATGATAGCGCGATCACTGATCACCGCCACTCAAGACACGGACGGGGGAATCCGCCTAGAGCTCAAACTCTTGGCCGGGGAGGTCCGGGATGACATTGAGCTGGTCCAACAATATGGCATTTCCAGCCGCCCCAAGGCTGACTCCCAATCCGTGGTCTTATTCCTTGGTGGCTCCCGTGACTCCGGCGTGGCCATTGCCACAAAAGGCATGGGGCCAGAAATGCGAATAGAGCTCAAAGAGGGAGAGGTGGCACTCC